TCTAAATTTTTGTACAGGTAATTGTGTAAAATTCACAAAAACTCTTATATTTGGTACATCTACACTAGGTTCAGGTATAACATCTACAGTGAACGAATTATTAATACCATCAAATGTATAACTTAATAATTGAAACTGTTTACTATTTTCGACACATTTTGTCCATACATTATATTTTGTCTTTGTGCCATCGCTATTGTTTTGATAAATGTATCCAGTATTAACTTTTAAAGTTGTTGGTACACCGTTATTAACATATTGAAACGAATCATTATCGTAATAATTTGTAAATTCAATATCGCCAATATTAGTGATACTTCTATAACTTATTGGTAATCCTAATACCGTATCATCAACATTAAGATCATTAAGTTTATAGTTAAATATTTTTGTGCCTATAAATTTATTTTCACTTGATGCAATAGGATAACGACTTGTAGATCCATAACTTATTCCGTCACTATCCATAACATCAAAATATGGACTTTGATTTATAGACAATTTTTGTTGTCCTGCACGCCAGTTTATACCATTGAAATAAAAACTTTTACCACCATAGTTAATTCCACTTTTTACATTTATAGTATCATTTTCTACTGCAGTAACATAAGGTTCTAAATGTATTACTGGCTGTGTACCCGACGGTGTTATGTAACTTACAAGCCAAATTTTATTTTTAACATCGCTATCTAATGCATTGGGAAATACTATTTTTGCTCCATCAAACAAAAATTTACCGTCTGCATAATACCCAATTTGACCTTCAATATTTTGTAAAGGCAATTTGGAAGTAATGTCGTAAAAATCTACAGGCTCTAAACCTTGATTGCCGAAATCATAAAGCTGTAAATCAGCAATAAATTCCACAATTGGTCTTTTAGCTCGTTGATCTGCCATAAAGGCGGCAGTTTTGTTATTATATGCAGCAGATTTTTCTATAACATCTTGGTGAAACCATTTATTTCTTACTGTCCATGCATTTAAATCTTGACTTGCTCTGTTAATAGTAATATAATCAATATTTGCAGTATCAAATAATGAGTCAGGCGTTAAACTACCGTAAAATGCACTTCCAATAAAATAAGGATACACAGGATTATCATTTGTATCCTGAGTAGCAAAATAGGCATATGTGCCATTAGGAAAATCAGGAGTTACACAATATCTACCATTATATTGGTCTAAAGTTCCATAATTAGGGAGGTACATATAATCTTCAATAAATGCACCAGGCAAAAATTCAAAAGTTAAAGTATCACCTGCTGTTAATGTAACAGATTCACTTAAAGTTACGAAATTAATATTATAATAATTATTAATACCAATAGTTGGATTTAATTGTAAACTGTCAGCATATGTGTTTATAATGTAAACTGAGCTAGGAGTTAACCCTGCACTATTTACAGTGATTCTCATACCTGCTCGCAAATTCCATTGGCCCACATTTAAAATATTAGAATCTACAACATCTTCTTCAATAGTCACTGTTTCTGCTGCAGGTCTATTTGTTGTAATTACATTTAAAATATAAGAACTTACCATTCTTATAACTGGCGTATTGGCATTGGTTGAATCAGTATATCCATATGGTCCATATATAGGATATCCGTCTGCAGCAAATCCTATAATTTTACTATGCCCGTCGCTATGTGTATATGATCCTGCTGTAAATCCTGTTACATTGCCCCAGGCATTCGCAGTGATAAACTTACTGTCTTGATAATAATAAGCATATTGTTCTGCAGGATTAGCGAAGTTGGCTATGGTTTCACTATTATATCTGTAAGTTGGAGTTCCACCATAGGTGTCTTGTCCATTAATTTTTGCTTCAGGGCCATTTAAATGCCAAGTAGTTCCATTATCACCGTTCACATATAAATTGTCATAAGGTGCATAAAGATAAATGCCAGGAATCGCTACACCTATAATTCCTGATCTAATAGTTACTGACTCATGCTCACCGCTAGCATTTAGACCGCCTCTATATGGATAATTAAATGTAGCATTTTGTTTTACAATATAATTATCTGTTTGACCATTGGGAAAAGTACCTGCTAAAACAGTTATATTATCGGGAAAACTAGTTGTTTGAATTGTAAAATTAGTATTATCAGAACTTATAGTTGCAGTAGCATCTGCTGTAAAATTGTCGTCTACCTTATAACTTGTTTTGTCATAAGTACTTAAATCTAATAAATCAGCATCTATTAATTTTATAGCAGTGCCTACACCTTCTACATAATAAGTTTTATATTGATAAGAAGTGGGAATAACTGTGTCATCAAATCGAATTTTCAGTCCGTTGGAAAATATAATGCCATTTGGGCTAATGTAATTTTGTTTATTTAGAATATCGTTATTAACATCAATATTTGGACTATCTGCATCAATTAATCTAATTCTACCATAGGCAGTTGGGTACTTACTGTCCTGATAGTATAAAAATTCTTTATTTGCTGTTATTACTGGAACAGGAATTAGATATCCTAATATAGACTTATACCATTCTGTGTTACTATAATCAGTGCCTGATCTTATTGTTACTTTATTATTCACAGTTATAGCACTGTCGTAAGCCAAAGTTACAGTATAATCATCGCCAACTGGAGTTAAAGTAATTTGCCAAATACCATATCTTTGATTTAATGGAACTGTAGTAACACCTTCAGTCCAATCACTATCGGAAGCTGAGTAAGTGCCAAAAATAATATATTTAGAGTCTAGATTAATAGATTGACCATCTATACCGCCAAAATTTGTAACAATATCTGATAGTAATTGATTTTGTATTTGAGCATAAGTTTGAGTAATAACAAAATCTACGATGCCTGCTGATGGCATGGAAATAAATGAATCTTGTGCTGTTTTAGTAGGGACACTAAAAACTACTGTTCCAGAATCTGTACCGTTATTGGTAACACCCAAAATTTGTCTACTGCTTAAATTATTATTATCAGCCTGCGTGCCTGAAAGTCCTGGATCTGTTTGTATATAAAATCCGTGTCCGGTTTGATTGACATTAAATCTATAAGTACCGCCTCTTGCCAAAACCAAATCAGGATTACTTAAAGTACCATATCCAAAAATATTATAGGTATTGTTTGAAGTTTGATAATTTACAGTATATGTGGTTTCTAACTCAGCAGTGCCAGCAGTGACATTAACAACATCTGGACCTTGTTGTAACCAATAGTATTGGCTAAAGTTTACAAATGCATCAAGATTAATTTTTGGGTCGAACGAATAGTATTCACTTGACCATAAGTTGTTTTGATTAGCTACATTAGCACCAAGATAGGACAAATTTTGTAATGTTTCAGGATAGGTACTGGCAAACTCAACATTGTTAGTAGTTTGATTTCTATAAATTACACTAGGCTCAAGTTGATAATCTGCTCTAGATAAAGTTGGCTCTTTTACATAAGTATCAACACCGTTAAATCCAGGTGCAAATTTACGACCTATGTAACCATTAACAACTTTTAAGTTAGCATTAGTTGTTAATTGATCTAGTGTTGCATTTAAAAACTTCTTATTAGTAGAAGTTTGAAATACTGCTGGTAAAAGTTTATTAGTTTTAGTAGTAGGCATAATCTCTTAAATCACTATTGTATTTACCGCCGTATTTTGTAAGTTCAACTGAGCCGCAGTAATTGAGGTAATTACTTCTACATTTTCAACAGTTGCACAACTTAGTAAAATTTCATCTGGCTGTGCAGTAATTTGTTGTAAAGATCCATAAACTTGATTAGCACTTGATGGTACAATAATAATACTACTAACATTAGGAGCTAATCCTTGTTGAATATAAGTGGCTAATTCAGTGAAATAAAATGTTTCTCCAAACTCCCAATTTTCACTACTAAAAAATGTATTAATTAATGCTACTGTTTGACTTCTAATTTCAGTGTCACTAATTGTAATATTTGAATTTTTTACTATTTTAAAAATTGCTCTTAGTTCAGGACTAGCTTTATTTCCAAATAAAAGTTTAAATCTAGCTGGGCTGTATATCAACGAATCACTTACTGCTTTATAATCTTCTAATGTGTTTAATTCATTAGATAGTTGCTGACTAGTTGGCAAATCGGGTTCTGTTAAAGTATTTGTACTGTCTAATGCCCAGGCCCTGTAAGTTTCATCGTAACTTTTACTTAAAACATAAAGATCAATTATATTGTTGGGACTTGGGTCTATTCTTCTATTGCCAGGACTGTTATGTTTATATTGGAAATATAAACTTTGTCTACCTGTTCTTGCAATAAAATCAGTTGATTCTACTAAGGTTAAAACACTGTTTACTAAAGTATTAATATAAAATTTCTGTTCTGTTGTTGTGTAAAAAACTTGCCCTACTACATAATCATTTAAGTATGGCAAAATTGCAACTTTAGTTGCATATGATATGTTAACTAATTCATTATCATATGGGCTATATGTTATAAATGAATTATATCCATATGTTTTTTGATAAAATACAAGTTTATAGGGGTCTGCTTCTGTATTGGGCTGTACAATGTAATCAAATATGTCTGGATTGTCTGGCACACCATCGTCATTTTGGTCACTATAAGTGATTAATACTCGTGTAGGATCTACATATCCATCTGTTTCTTTAATTTGATCATACACATACCATAGATAATCTTCTTGCAAAGGCAATTCAGTATCTGGATTTCCATTTACTTTTAAAACATTTATACTGTCATTTACAGTTAGTCCTGTTACAGGGTCATAAGTTTTTACTCTATTGTCATAATAGAATCTTGTTTGACTTACACTATTGAAGATATAATCTAACCCTCTTACTACCACCGTATAAATGGGACCGTTTGCAGTTAATTTTACTAACCAACTATTATCCAATTGTTGTTGTGCAGTAGATCCCTGATAAGTTAAGCTAAATGTATTAGCATCTGGATTTAGATTTTGTTCTGTAATAACTGCCCAAGATCTATTATATTGATCATATCTTATACCAAATTCATTATATGTACTAATAAGTGTTATTAAGGTTTGTATGAAAGAATTAGTAAATGTATTACTAAATGCAGGTATAACCACTGTGGCTTGAGCACCAGTTGGTATATTTTCACTTAGAGTAACTGCGCCCTGTCCATTATCTAATACACCTGCAGACCCGTTGCCTATTAAAGTTACAATAGCTACATACAATTTATCTTTACCATTAGGAGGTATAATTTGATTAGTGGGCAAATCAACTATTTCATTTTTTGCATTAAAATATTTTCCTGAACCTGGACTAAAAACAACAATTGAACTTGGGTTCATATAATAATTATTACCAGATGATCCTTGTCCGATTGGTTGTATGAATGAATTAGAATTTTCGAAGTAACCAGTGCTAGACCCTGATCCAACAGTTACTTTTTTCCAAAATAAATCTGTTAATCCAAATCTAGTAAAATTATAACCAGCATCTTCATTACTACCATAATAAAAATGTAATAATTTTTGACCTCTTATTAATGGAAGAATTTGATTTCTAATTACTTTATTAATATCGGCGCTGGTGTTCCAGCTAAAAGTAAAACTAGTGTTATTAGATTGTTTATATAATACTCCGTCTTCAGCAAAAATATTTGTGCTACTATATCTACCTGAATTGTCTGCAACATCTAAATATCTACTAATACCACTACTGGATCTATTCACTGCCTTTACTTTACTGATACTGCTAAATTGAGTGTAGGGGAATATATTATAATCCTCTGCACTAATCATCCTATTTTGAGTATAATACTGTTGTGGTGCTTTTAGTTTAATATCTGTTAAACTTTCTCTTGCTCTTGCATTGGTAACAGAGTATTTTAAACTACAAACAAAAGTAATAGTTTCAATACGACCATTTTTACTGAGATAGGGCACAGTAATGTTTATATTTTGTAAATTGTCTGGAGTAATTGTATAACTTAATCCAGAACTTTGTCTAAAATAAACTCTAAAGTTACCTTTAGGAATAGCAGCAAATGTTCCATCACCAAATACTAAACTAATTTGATCATTGGCTCTACTTGAAACTTGAAAACTATTTTTTGCAGCATTATTATTAAAGATAATATTATTACCTACCACACTGGGAATTTTACTCCATTCGCTAGTGGGTTGACCAAGATTACTTAATTGATATAACCAAACATCTGTATTGTTTACATTGTTATAATTAACATTTACTACATTGTTGGGAATACTTTCTGTAATGCTAAAATCAAAACTGGACATTGTTCCTTGTTTGAAATAAAAGAAAAACCCAGTTGCATTACTGCCATTTCCTAAATTGTCATTTTGATAAAGTATATTTAAAGGTTTTGCAAGATTAGGACTAACTTCATATATGTATTCCTGATCCACAGTTGTACCGCTCACAACTTCGAAATCTAAGGTTGCGCCTTGTACTTGTGTGTTAAATTTATAGATAGGAACTGCATTTGATGGAATATTCAAATTATATTCATCAGTTTTAATACCAGACAAATCTGCACTATTAGCGGGTTTTCCTACCTGTTGATTGGTGGGCAAGGATGCATTCAATATAGTTACAAATTGTTCATACCAATTTGGATTTGTAGTATCATTCCAATTAATAATAATGTTATTAAGGTTTATGCCATTACTATCAGTTAATGACTCTGTAGTTTGTATGCTATCAACTTTAATTAATCCGCTAGCTGCTATATTTCTTTTTGGGATGTAGCTAACTAAACTAGCTAATTTTAGTACACTATCTCTACGCTCAGCAGTATCAATAAAGTTTTCTCTAGCATTTAAATCTGTTCTAAATGCCAGATTTTGTCCTAAAAAGGCAATTAAATCAATTAATGCAATGTACTCACTGCTTTCTATAAAATCATTAAAATCTTCTGGATAGTATAGCTTTAAATAATCAATCATTGCTTTACGCAATGTTTGAAAATCATAGCTTTGAAAGTCTGCATTCTGAAAACTTTCGTATATTTTAGTCCAATCTTGATTAACTAAAAGGTTGTTTTGTCTAGTTGTAATTGCCATTAAATCACCGTTTTACATATTTATTTTTGTAATAATATACAATGTTAATTGGGTCAATTAACATTTAAACTATTTGTTGTATTATTAAAATCTAGTGTTAAGACAGCAGTTTGATCTGTACTTATATACAAAAGGGATAGTTCGATCTGTATACCTCTATCATAAGTAGTAACTACAATATCTGTAGCTGCAACTCTAGGATCATTTGCTATAATATTTTGCACATCTTGTACAATTAAAGTTTTATTATCTTCAGTTAAAGGTTCAAAAATCATATCCCAAATTATTGTGCCAAATTCAGGATTCATCAACTTCTCGCCTTTTCTAATATTAAAATGATTTTGAATATCGGTCTTAACTAGTTCAAAATCAGTGATTCTGAAATTTTTAGTTTTGTTAATACTGCTAAAACCTTTATAAGTTGCCATAATTTAATATTTATACTGGATTTCTAGTAGCATTACTAGCAGTGATAATTTCCGTCTGTGTTTGACTAAACCTACCTAATTGGAAATAACTGGATAAAGTTGTGCCATTTGAGTCTCTAGCATCTAAGCCACCTTTAGCCCATTTATTAACACCATCTGGTCCACCCAAATGAGCAGCAGCTAAGAATCCTGACACAACTTCTGGGCTAGAATTATCGTTAACTAAACCTAAGTCTTTTAATCTGTTATAATTTTTTGCAGTATAATTCTGCATTGCTTGTTCTTGGATTTGTGGGCTATCTAAAAATTCTTGTAGATTGGCAGGCTTTCCAGGTCCACCTATCCAGTTGTTAGGATTATTTAATGCTTCTTGGGTTTGTGGCGTACCAGGTTTGACCAGTTCTAGTCCTTGTAAAGCAGCTGAACCTAATTGATATTTTCCTTGATATCCATTATTGTTTTTATCGCTTACTGCATAGTTGCCTGTACTTTCTGAATAGCCTATTTGTGCCATATAAGCCTGTGTTTGATCTTTAGTTAAATTTCCTATATTTTCACTTGGCGTTGGTTGTGAAACAAAACTGGACACTGGAGCCTTTTTAGCTTGATTAATTGGTTGTCTAATTGCATTTGCAACTCCAGGCAATTGTGCACTAATAGATGATAGATCACTGGCATTACCAGTTAACGAAGATAAATTTACTAATCCCTGTTGATTGGCTGCATTACTTACATTATTAATTCTAGACCCTATTCCAGTTCTATCGTA